AAGATTGATGTCATCAATAAAGAGCTTCAAAAAAGAAAACATAAATGGCATCTGAATGCGGTAGCTTGGTTTGATTTTCAAGACGTAGAGCAAATCATAAGGTTTCACATTTTTAAAAAGTGGGACCAATGGGACCAAAAACGACAGCTTGAGCCTTGGGTTAATAAGATTATATCCAATCAATTAAAAAATATTTTACGGAATCATTACAGCAACTTTGCGCGCCCATGCTTAAACTGTCCCTTCAATCAATCGCACCAACAAGAGTCGGTACACGGAAGCCTGTGCGCTTTTACTCCTAGTGGAACACAGTGTAATGAATGTAAACTATACGCCAAATGGGAAAAAGGAAAAAAGCATGCATATGATATAAAGTTGCCGCTTGCTTTAGAAAACCATCATCAAGAAGTTTTTTCGATAGCTTCTAGAGAATTCGATTTGATGAACTCTATTGGCAAGTTGCATATAGAGATGAAATTAATATTAACCAAAAAACATTATGAAGTTTATGAAGATTTGTTCGTAAAGAACTTGCCAGAAGACGAAGTGGCAAAAAAGCTCGGATATACTACTAATGAAAAAAACAGAAAAGCTGGTTATAAGCAAATCAAAAATTTAAAAAAGATGTTTAAAGAAAAGGCCGTAGTTGTTATTCAGCAAAAAGATATTATAATTATCAATGACTAATTTAACCGAAGAACAAAAACAGCTTATTAGAAATAATTATAAAGCTATATCTGATTTAACTCGCTTAACTCAAATGGTCTCTAAGGATGAAGCTCTTGACGGACGAAGTAAGATTGGAAGAGCGATAAGAAAGTTTATGGTTGAGCAAGGGCTAAACTACGAAACAACCGTTCATAGAAAAGTTGACGATATTGTCTTAACGGACGAAGAGAAAGAATTCTTGGATTCTCACGCGGGACAAAATATGAGCAGCATTCAACTAGCGGAGTTGCTTTGGCCAGGGCGGGAAATCAAAAAACTTTCAAAAGAGCAACGAGTTGTCGCCGATTACGTTAAAAACTATCATCCTGACTTTGTGAGGGCTGATGAGAACGCCATTGGGCTAAAGTACAGTCCACCCAAGGCAATGTCTAGATCAATTAAAAAAATTAATGACTTTGCGGGAAAAACCCTAGATGAAAACAAATTAATAATGCAGGACAGAAAATGCGTAGAAGTTCTAATGAACTCTTTAGCTAGCCCAAGGTTTATGCAGGTAATTAACAATTACCCTTCGCTGGAAGACAGAGAATTGTTTGAGGCTGAGTTTGTAAGATGCGTGTGGGACAAGCCTGATTTGACAACTGATGAGATTAATTTATATATTAATGTGTGCATGGACTATATCAACTTAAAGCATATTGAGCAGCAAAAAGCAAAATTAAATTTAATGTTTGATGACGCACAAGACCAACAAGAATTCACTATTAGGCTCACGGAGATATTGAAAACAAAAAGCGAAGAATACAATCAATGCGCAGGGCGCATGGACAAATTAATTACCAAATTAAATGGTGACCGCGCAAAAAGAGTCGCCTCGAGGCAGTCGCAAAACGCAAGCGTTTTAAACATAGTTCAACTGTTTCAAGAGGAAGAGGAAAGAAAGATTATGATTCAAATGGCTGAAATGCAAAAACAAATCATAAGTGAAGAAGCAAATGAATTAGAATCCATGTCCGAGTGGAAGTCTAGGGTTTTAGGAGTAGCAAAAGAAGATGTCATTTAACTGCAAAGAATGTAATAAAGAGTTTGGTACTGAAGCGGCCATCCACCGTCATCTAAAAATTCACGATATGACCTTGGCAGATTATTATACGAAAAATTTCCCGCGGAAGAATTTATTAACTGGAGAGTTGCTGCCTTTTAAAAATAAAAAAGATTATTTTGAAAAAGATTTTTCTACATATAGTCAGTTGCTAAAATGGTGTCACGCGAATGCCCCAGAAAAAGTAAAAGAATATTCCCTAAATAAATTAAAACAAAGAATAAAAGAAAAAGAATTAAAATTTGGCCCCACTCATTTGGAGTTGTTGTTGAATGAAATGCCAACGGTGGATATTTATAAAAAGTTTTTTACAAGCTATTCCCATGCATGCGGTCAAGCGGGAGTGACGCCAATGCTTTACAGAAAGCTACCCGAAGACTTCTTTGACGTTCAAGACTTTAACGATTTACAAATAGTTGTTGATACTCGGGAAAACCATCCACTGCCCTTTAAAAATATAAAAAAATTCGCCTTGGATTTTGCTGATTATACCGCGAGCGGAAGTAGGTATGATTATACCTTCGTAGAAAGAAAAAGCGAAAGCGACTTTAAGTCCACGATGTCGCAAAACTTTTCAAGGTTTCGGCGCGAAGTTTCCAGAGCTAAGGCGATGGATAGCTACATGTTTATTGTCGTGGATAGCGACATAAGAAAAATAAAAAAACAAAACCACTTTTCTCCGCATCCAGCAAATTTAAAATTCATTTTTCACAACATGAAGGCTTTGTGCCACGAGTTTCCAGAAACGTGTCAATTTATATTCTCTGGGAACAGAACATCTTCAATAGACCTGATACAAAGAATTTTATATTTTGGTAGAAAAATATGGTACTGTGATTTACAGTATTATATAGACGCAAGGAATTATGGCCTGGGAAAAAGGAAATCAAAAGGAACGCGCAAACAAGACTCGCGACATAAACAAGCAGCTCTTAGCTGGTGATATTGGCTTTCTTGAAGAAAAAGAGGCTAAAATTCTTTTTTACAAATTTCTTCGAGAGAACATAACTTTCTCAGCAGACTTATTAATGGGAATTAAACTCTTCCCGTTTCAACACATGGCTGTCAAGGCGATGTTTCAAACAGATTATTTCATGGGAGTATGGTCTCGGGGAATGTCTAAGTCGTTTACGACTGGTATTTATGCGATGCTAGACGCGGTTTTAAACCAGGGAGTTGAGATTGGTATATTATCTAAATCTTTCCGACAAGCGAAAATGATTTTCAAGAAGATTGAGGATATTGCCGCAAAACCTGAGGCCGCTTTATTCGCTCAATGTATCACAAAAAAAAGTAAAAGCAACGACGAGTGGTTAATGGAAATAGGCAGGTCAAGAATTCGAGCGCTACCCTTAGGTGATGGCGAAAAGCTTCGTGGTTTTCGTTTTCATAGAATTATTATTGATGAGTTCGCTCTCATGCCAGAAAGAATTTATAACGAGGTTATAGTTCCTTTCTTGTCGGTGGTCGAGAATCCAACACAGCGAGAAGACTTATACAACCTTGAAACACAAATGATTGAACAAGGTAAAATGACCGAGGAAGAAAGGTATGTTTGGCCTAATAATAAATTAATAGCCTTATCGTCTGCGTCGTATAAATTTGAATATATGTATAAAGCGTATACTCAATTTGAAAATTTAATACATAATCAACCTGTTGGTGACACTGCTCGCCGTGCGATTATGCAGTTTTCGTATGATTGTGCTCCCAAGCAACTCTATGATCAGAATTTATTAAATCAAGCTAAATCCTCCATGAGTCAAAGTCAGTTTGACCGAGAGTTTGGTGCTGTTTTTACTGACGACAGCAGTGGGTACTTTAAGATATCAAAAATGGCAGAATGCTCGATCCCAGATGGGGAGAGTCCATCCATTGAAGTCGCTGGTGAAGCTGGAGCGGAATATTTAGTTTCTTTTGATCCTAGTTGGGCAGAAAGCGAAAGCTCTGATGATTTTGCCATCCAGGTTTTAAAGCTTAATAAAGAAAAGCAAATAGGTGTGGTAGTTCATAGTTATGCGCTTGCTGGAGCCAACATGAAAGAGCACATTAAATATTTTTCATACATATTGCAAGCATTTAATGTTGTTATGGTTATTGGTGACTACGCTGGAGGAGTTCAATTTTTAAGCGCCTGTAACGAAAGCGAAATATTTAAAAAAGATAATCTAAAACTAAAAACGATTGAAGTTGACTTCGAAAAGCCAGAAGCATATAACTCTGATTTACAAAAAGCGCGAAACGAGTACAATAAAACTGAAAAGAAAATCTGTTACCTGAGGAAGCCTACAAGCAACTGGATAAGGCAGGCTAATGAATTATTGCAATCTAACTTCGATCATAAAAGAATATTTTTTGGATCGAGGGCCATTGATGATTCATATCAAACACAAAGGAGAAAACAAATTCCCATTGAAAAGTTAAAATATTTAAAAGGCAGCGACATGTTGAATGAAAAAATGACAAAAGAAGCTAAAATGATTGATTTTGTTGAGCATCAAAGTGATATGCTAGAACTTACAAAAGTAGAATGCGCACTTATACAAATAACAACTACAACTCAAGGCACTCAAACTTTCGATCTTCCGCCAAACTTAAGGAGGCAGTCTGGACGAGATAAGGCTAGAAAAGATAGTTATTCTGCGTTAGTATTAGCCAATTGGATGGTTAAGACGTATTTTGATGTTATGAACTTTAAGCCTAAAGAAGTTGAGGTTACCTTTACGCCGAGATTCATTAAATAAAGCACTTTTTAAACTTTTGAAAGTAACTTTGTCAACTTTCGTGTAATTAAAAGAAATGGCCGAAAAGAGAAAATATAATAAGAAATCTGAGTACTGGAGCAAGTTTGACAAAAAACAGTCTATAGAAGAGACTTTGGCAACAAATCCATTACTGCAAAACAGTACATATACTCCTTCCTTAGAAGGAGAAGCCTACTTTAATTCCACGGCTAAGGCGGCTTACTCTCGAACAGGAAGCGGAACAACTACAAGATCAAGATCTAATCGGATTCACAAGGTTCCCCAAAGAGACAAATACACAAATATTAGGGACGGGTTACTTCCTTATGATTATTCTGCCAGTGGCATTAACGTAAGAGAAACAATAGAGCTTTGTCAAAAAGCATATGCCAATGTGGCCATATTCAGAAATGCTATAGATATTATGGCTGAATTTGCTAATTCAGAAATATTTCTCGATGGCGGAAGTAAAAAGTCGAGAGATTTTATTGAGGCGTGGTTCAGGAAGGTAAAGCTTTGGAAAATAAGAGATCAGTATTTTCGAGAATATTACAGATCTGGAAACGTCTTCTTTTACAAAATCGACGGAAGGTTCAATACTGACGATTTTATCAAGATGACAAAAACTTACGGAGCCGTATCCGTAAATAAAATACCTATTCGTTATGTTTTGCTAAATCCTTTTGATATGGTGGCGCATAGAACAACTGGATTTGAAACAACTGGCGTGTACGCAAAAGTTTTAAGCGAGTATGAGATAGAGAGACTCAAGAACCCTAAGAACGAATATGACGCAGAGGTCTATAAGGGGTTGCCGAGCAACCTTAAAAAGAATTTTAAAACTAATGGATATGCGCCCGATGGAGCAAAAGTTGAAATCGAGCCAGAAAGACTTAGGTACTCTTTTTATAAAAAACAAGACTATGAGCCCTTTGCCGTTCCGTTTGGGTTTTCTGTTTTAGAGGATATTAATATGAAGCTTGAGTTCAAAAAAATTGACCAAGCGATCGTTAGGACTATAGAAAATGTTATTCTTTTGATCAGTATGGGCAATGAGCCCAACAAGGGAGGCATCAATCATAATAATCTTGCGGCCATGCAGGAGCTCTTCAGGAATGAGAGCGTGGGACGTGTCCTTGTAAGTGATTATACGACTAAAGCGGAGTTTGTTATTCCCGACATGAACAAGATTTTGGGATATGAAAAATATCGCATAGTCAATGAAGACATCAAGGAAGGACTTCAGAATATTATTGTCGGTAGTGAGAAATATAGCAATACTGCGGTTAAGGCCGAAATATTCCTTGAGAGGCTAAAGGAGTCTAGGCAAGGATTTTTAAATGACTTTCTGCAACCTGAAATCAAACAGGTCTGTAAAAACATGGGATTCAGGAATTACCCGACAGCGAGATTCAAAGAGGTTGATACCAAAGACTCTACTCAAACACAAAGAGTAGCTACAAGGCTTATGGAATTAGGCCTTATAACCCCAGAGCAAGGAATGGATGTGATCAACAAGGGGGTTTT